AGTAAAACCATATTACCAAATTCCGCTTGCAGGTTTGGATATAGGTTATTCATCAAGTACATCTGAGCTTCAAACAAGTTCTTGTAAGTCCTGTCAACGTTAATCTTCTCTTTACCTTTCAGCTTAAGCTTATTAACATGGTACTGAGCAGGTCCTACCATCCTACCATCCTCATCTCTGAAGTTCTTCTCAAGTAAATCAACAACCATATCAGCAACACCACCATCAAAGACTTCATCAATAGCTTCATTGCCTTTAGAGTTTGCCATCTGCTTGTAAACTTTAA